CTCGCCGCACTCAACGGGGCACACACCGGTCTGACGTCGGTGCAGCTCCAACCGCCCGGTTCGATGGAACCCCAGCCTGCCTGACCACCGTCCCGGCACCAGCGCACGCCGGCTGTCCACGGAGTGACGCTGATGCATGACGACTGGCTCGAACGTCAAGTCCCGTTCGAAGTCGAACGAGCAGAAGACGACGGCGACGGCTTGACCCTCGAAGGGTACGCGGCGGTGTTCAACTCGCGGACCCTGATCGACTCGTGGGAAGGCCGCTTCTACGAGGAGATTGCGAAGGGCGCGTTCCGCAAGTCGCTGCGGGAGCGCACCCCGGTCCTCATGTTCAACCACGGGAACCATCCTGTGGTCGGCCCGATGCCGTTGGGCCGGGTCGAATCCGCTCGCGAGGACCAGACCGGACTCCGGATCGTCGCACGGCTGCACGACAACTGGCTCGTCGCCCCGGTGCGTGACGCGATCGAGTCCGGCGCGGTCGACGGCATGTCGTTCCGGTTCCAGATGATCCGGGAGGACTGGGATCCCGCGCCACCGTGGGAGATGCCCGCCGACTCGAAGAAGATCCCGGTCCGCACCCTGCGCGAAGTCCGCTGCGCGGAGTGCGGCCCGGTCGTGTTCCCCGCGTACACCGACACGACTGTGGGCGTACGCGGCGACCTCGCCGACCTGGCGAGGTCCCTGTTCCACGGTGCTCCTGCGCCGGGCTCCGACGAGCCCACCCGGGACACCGAACCGACGCCGGCCCCCGACGGGGCCACCTCGGTGATCCCCCATTCGGAGCGTCGCTTGTGGGTGGCGCGACTGACAGGAGCAACATGCTGACCACAGACCGATACAACGAACTCCGCGAGGAGTTCGAGACCAAGCAGAAGCGAGTTCTCGAACTCGCGAACCGTGACGGTGAACTCGAGGGCGACGACGCCGACGAGTGGCGTTTCCTGACGTCCGACGACGAGGGCTCCGTCACCGCGATCGGCGCGGTGCTGGCGAAGGCCGACGAGGACCGTGCCAAGGTCGCGAAGATCGAAGCGATGCGCTTCGAGGGCCGCGTGAGCGAGACGCCGGGTGGTCCCGACGTGATCGTGAAGCGGGACCGCGACATCTGGGACCTCGACGAAGCCCGGGTTCGTTCCGACAGCCCGAAGGGCTACGAGACGGAGATCCGTGCCCGTGCCGAGGAAGCCATCGAGACGGCCCCCAGCCACCTCATGGACGACACGGCCCGCGAGTCCGCGACGGCGGTGCTGCACCGTGCGTGGGGACGCAACGGCAAGCGTGACGTCGCGGAGCACATCCTTCGGACGGGTTCCCCGGCGTACCACGCGGCGTTCGAGGACTACCTCGCGAACCCGACGGAGGCCCGCGCTGCGCTGTCGCTCACCGCGGCGAACGGCGGGTTCCTGGTGCCGTTCACGCTCGACCCGACGATCATCCTGACGAACACGGGTGCACAGAACCCGTTCCGTCAGATCAGCCGGGTCGTGTCGATCACGACGGACGACTGGAACGGCGTCTCGAGTGCCGGCGTGACCGGTGAGTGGCTCGCTGAGGGTTCGGAGGCCGCGGATGCGTCTCCGACGTTCGCACAGCCGTCGATCACCGTCCACAAGGCCGCGGCGTATGTCTTCGCGTCGTATGAGGTGCTCGCCGACTCGGGTGTCGGTTCGGAGCTCGGCATGTTGTTCGCCGACGCGAAGGACCGGCTCGAGGCGACCGCTCACGCGACGGGTTCCGGGTCGGGTCAACCGTTCGGGATCGTCACCGCGTTGCAGCTCACCACGGCTTCCCGCATCGCGGGCAGCTCCGGTGCTGCGGGCGCGGCCGATCTCGTCGCGGCGGACATCTACGCCCTCGACAACGACCTGGGTCCCCGTTACCGGGGCAACAGCCCGGTGTGGGTCGGTCACCACTCGACGTGGAACGTCGTCCGTCAGTTCGCGACGGCGAACAACTACCACGCCTACTGGACCGACTTCGGGGGTGGACGCCCCAGCCAGCTCCTCGGGTACAGCGTCTACAACTCGTCCGCGATGGACTCCACCCGAGTGTCCGGCTCGAACGACGACATCATCGTGCTGGGGGACTTCTCCAACTACGTGATCGTCGACCGGGTCGGCATGTCGGTCCTGTACGAGCCGATCGTGAAGGGCTCGAACCAGCGGCCGACCGGCCAGGGAGGTTGGTTCGCGTTCTGGCGTGTCGGTGGCGACAGCGTGAACGACGACGCGTTCCGGATGCTGCGTATCTAGCAGCGTCCGTTTGTAGTCAGCGCACTACTCGAATGTGGTCCCGGTGCGGGTGGCGCTGCACCTGCACCGGGACTGCAACCCTCAGCGACAGGGGACAGCCATGCCGATCAGCTCCGACGATTATCCGCCGCGGCACCGCAAGTTCGAGCAGGCCACGGCAGCACCTGACGAGAAGCGCCCTCGCGCTTACCCTCTCGCTTCGGTGCATTGTGAGCTTCACTGCAACGTGTGTGACTTCCAGGTCGAGCTCACCGGTTCGGATCGCCGTCGGGCGACGAGTATCGCCAAGGAACACGAACGGACCCACGGAGCGTGAACCGGGATCGTGAGAAAGTCCTGATCGCATACCCGCACGGGACGATCGAATCCGGGTTCCACCGGGACCTGATCCACCTGCTGGTGTGGGACGCGCAGCACGCGCAGCATGTCGTGAAGGGCGGCGGGCATCTGATGCTCGCCACGACGAACCTGCCCCACGCCCGGAACCAGATCGTGTCGATGTTCCTCGAGCACGAGGAGTGGGACTGGCTCTGGTTCGTCGACACGGACCAGACGTTCCCGGCTGACACGTTGGACCGGATGCTCCGATCGGCGCACCCTGTCGACCGGCCGGTCCTCGGTGCGTTGGTCTATTCGTATGACGTGCAGACCGTCCCGAAGTCGCGGCCCACGATCTGGACGTGGGGCGACGATGGGCTGCCCGCACGGTGGACGACACACCCCCGCGACACCCTCGTCCCATGCCACGCGACGGGCACAGGGTGCGTCCTGATCCACCGACGCGTGTTCGAGGGCGTCGCCCGGCTCGAGGTGCCCGGCCAGTCTGTCACCTACGGGGAGACGTCGTGGCCGTGGTTCCGGTACGGCGAATGGCGCAACGCCGAAGGCAACCCGGACGTGTTCGGCGAAGACCTGACGTTCATGGCGAGGGTCGGCGCTGCCGGGTTCCCGATCCACGTCGACACCCGTATCAAAGTCGGGCACGTCAAGCGGTTCGAGGTTGACGAGCCCTACCACTACGCCGAGCTGCCCTACGAGATGCTCGCCCCCGAAACCTATGTCGTGATCCCCGTCAAAGACCGGCTGGATCTCACGAAACGGATCCTCGCCCAGCTCGAGACGCAGGGCGGTTACCGGGCGATCTTCGTCTACGACAACGGTTCCGGCCCGGAGACGAAACGCTGGCTGGCCCGTCAACAGGTCGCGGAAGTGTTCGACGCCGACGGCATGAACATTCACGAGATGTGGAACGCCGGCTGCGCCGAGGCCGTGAAACGGTGGCCGAAAGCCACGGTCGCGATCTTGAACAACGACCTGGATCTGGGGCCGAACTTCTTGGGTGAGCTTGGCGAAGCCCTCCGGTTCGGTGGCGACGAGAAGCTGGTGACCGTCTCCGCGAACTACGACACCCGAGAAGGTCCGCAGGTGATCCCGGTTCGGGGGATCTGCGCGAACCGGTATGACGGCTCGGGCGGGTGGGCCGGTTTCGCGTTCGCCCTGAAGGGCGAGCTGTGGGCGAACGGGCTCCGTTTCGACGAACAGTTCGCGCTCTGGTACGGCGACAACGATTACCTGTTGCAGACGGAGCGGGTGGGCGGTTGGTACGGGATCGCGACCCGGGCGACGTGTGAACACCTTGGTGGTGGTTCGCAGACCACCCGGGAGCATGACGTCGACGCGGTGATCGCCGCGGACCGGGCCAAGTTCGAGGCGAAGTGGGCGGCATGAGGGCCCTCGTCCTGGTCACCGACGGCCGGTTCGACTACCTGGCCGAATGTCTCCGGTCGCTCCGTGAGAACGTG